GGTGGGGGAGGAGGGGGAGACTCGATGGGTGCCATAGCAGGTGCCGTCGGCGAAGACGTTCCCATCGGAGCAGGTGCTGGGGACGGGCTGCTCGGAGTTGGGGCTGGTGCTGGGGACGGCGTGGACGGGCTCGGGGTGGGTGCTGGAGACGGCGTGGACGTGCTTGGAGCCGGAGCTGGGGAAGGCGTGGGGGTCGACTTGGGAGCAAGGGACGGAAACATGGTGGTTATTTGGGAGGGGATGGACGAAGGATTCATGTAATAGTACCCACCGACTGCTGCGACTACGAAAAAACATATGACGAGGAAGATAACGGCAGCACTCGCCATTTGTTATATTACAGAGTTTTTATTGTTGAGGAGCCCCATCCACCGCTGACAGAATCGGTGCGGAGTCGCACGCCCCGTTCTTTAACGGGAGGTTGAACGCCTCGACACCCTTGCTCTGAAGCAGAGCGCGGTACTTGTAATTGTCCTGAAAAGACACCTTGTTCTCGGACATGATCTGATCGTTCATAATACGGCTCGACGTAAACTCGGTAATGCACCGACCATCAGCCATACCGTAGCGCTGAGACATTTACTAGTAAATTACATTTTAATTCGTCCGTTCAAAACCCGTGCCCACTCCTCGAAGCTGGCCCCCATGATCGTGTTGAACAGCTCGGGTTCTGCGACCCGCTTCACCATGACGTCCGACGTGACGACCCTGTTTATTGTCTCGTATGCTCCTGCAATCTCATCGAGCGTCTGAGCACCAGTCACGATGATCTTCCCCGTACTAAAGATGCTGGCCGTCACCTGTTTCTGTCCCGGCTTGGGCGTGAATTTCACCTTCACGGCACTGTACCTGTCGGGGTCGAACGTCACCTTGAACCCGCTCTGTGCTGAAAACTTCTGAATCACCTTGTTCAAATTCACAGATGAATTAAGTGAAAAGTTGGTGTTGATCATCTTGATGCTTGCGTCACCCACGGGGATCTCCTCCTCGAGGTTCAAAACCAGCTTCAAAATAAAAGACAGTTGCTTGAGGATTCTGCGACAGTCAAACAAGTCTGAACACCCCGCCACCTGAATAGACCCGTTTGGAAACAGCTTCACGCTCTTCCGTGAGTATGCATCCTCGTATCCAATAGTCACCTGATTATAAAACGCAGTGGGTTTCATCTCCCACTTGAACCCACGAAACCGGGACCCTTTTCTCCGGACTGTGATGGAACCGAGCTTGGCGAAATTCTCTTTAAATTTCGCCAAATCAATTTCCTTGAGAAATTTCGAACACATGGTGATGGTGGTGATGCGAACCCACGACGGCGCGGGCCGTGACGCGTCCGCCACGATCCGCTGACGAATCGCATGAAGATTCAGAATGTACTCAAACGACGCGTCCATGTTTTGCTCTACACTCCTTAAGGCCTTTAGACCTTTAAGCCGGAGAGGACACGTTTTTTTGAGACTACCGCTTCTTCGCCGCCTGCTTCACAATGTTGGCAAATGGTGTCCGCAGAATATTCGCCTTGAGAACCTTCTTGTAATACTTTTTCAGTTTCTCGTCGTTCGGGTGAATGTTGTGCGTCTTGGTGACATTGTGAGCCGCCAGGGAAATCAGACGCTGCTTCTTGACAGACTCGAGCACACGATTGAGTTCTGCAACGCGAACACCCTTTGTCTTCTTTTTCTTCGGGCGTGCAATTCGGCGTGCAGCCTTCCGTTTCCGCGTCTCGTGTTTCTGGGAGAGCGTGTTTAGACCCTCGAGCACGACCACAGAGTTCTTGGGACCGCCAAGGTTCTGTACCGCCTTGACCGCCTCGGGACTTGCACCCTTAATTCGGATCGCCATATTTGCGTTTCCGCTCGTCTCATTGAGTGCCTCTGCCGCCTTGGCAACTTCCGTTGCACCACCTGGAACGTTCATGACGGTGTTGAGTGCCTTATTCACGCCTCCCACGTTGTTAATAGCTCGTTGCTGATTGATGGGAAGGGGAGGGGCGCCACTATTTCCTCCTCCGTAGCCCGCCGGGCCCGGGCCAGCACCCGCGCCTGCGCCTGCTCCAGCACCGCTCGAGGCGATGCGTCTCCGTTCGTTATTTTCAAGAGCTGCACGACGGCGACGAAGCTCATACTCGTTATTGCTCTCGTTTGAGCGACGCACAACGTTCCGCCGAATAGGTGCGTACTCCCCACCGTTCCGACGCACCACGTTTCGCTCGCCACCGTTGCGACGGGTGGTCCTGCGCCGCTCATTCTCTTCCCGGCGTTTCTTGTTTTCGAACCGCCGACGCTGGTTCTCAAGTGCGCGACGAATGTTTTCGTTCGGAACACTTCCCAAATTTGAACGCAAATTCGAAAGCTCACGGTTGTTTCGGGTTTCACGCACGTCATTCACAATCATGGTCGAGGCGTTCCGACGACCCGAGTAGTTTCGGGGCAAAAGGCGCAAAAGGTCCCCAAGTTTCCGTACTCGGCGCGACCGACTATACTCGTACCGAAGATTCTTGAGTTCCTTTTCAACCGCCTTTCGGATTGCGTCAGCAATCAAAGACCGGTTCTCAGGGTACTTTTTCAGTGCATCCAAAAGCTCACGAATGGTCATCTTTGAGTAATTACGCGGTTGAGTGGGTCCGATGGGTCCCGTGGGCGGCCCGGCAGGTCCTGAAGGAAGCGCGGGGGCGCCCTTGTTCCTGAACCACCCCGTCTTTCCATTGCGCGTCGTCAAAACGTACCCTGGTGGCGGGGGCTTGAAGCCGTTGTTGTTTTTGTTTGCGTTCATAAAATTTGGTTGCACATTTGGCCCAAACACAGGCATCTTATTCTTAGGACGGAAAAGATTTGAAAGCCTCTGAAAAAACCCTGGTTTCTTTTCGGCTGCTGCATTCATGACGTTTTGATGGACAGGAATTCTTTTGCGAATTGCTGTAAGAATTGCAAGTGCAACATTCTTAAATGGTGCTGCTTGTACGACGGCTACGGTCGGGGCGGCGGGTGCACCCCCGTGAACCATGGGGGCGACTGCAGCACCGGCAATTGGCTTTTGGAGCGCAACCCCATTTTGAATTGCTTTGACAATTGCACGAACGATATCTTCCTGTGAAGCGGCTTTCATGACAGCCACAGTTGGAGCAGTAGGTGCACCCCCTTGAACCATGGGGGCGACTGCGGCACCTGCAACTGATGGTTGGAGTTTCACTCCGTTTTGAATTGCTTTGACAATTGCGCGGATGACGACATCGGGCGGGGCCTGAGCAACAACCTTGGGTGCCTCGGGAATACTCCGCTTGATAATCTCGACAATTGCAGGTGCAATATTCTGGTTCTGACTCAAGTTCGTCAGAGCCTGTTTCGAGTTCACTTGTGATTTTATAATTTCAACAATCCGTTTTACAAGGGCATCATTGCCTGCCATACTAGAGACTGAGACTAAAAAAACGTGTCCTGTCCACGGGAGGGGTGTGGGTCCCACGCCCCCCGGACCAGATGGAAACACACCGTGACCAAAAGAGACAATCGGCCCGTAAGCACCGCGAGCGCAGCATCTATTCGAAAAAGGCGGTTCGCGCCAAGGAGGCACTGCTTGAAAAGGCGTGTGGAGGAGCCTTCGGCTCCGACCGGGCACACGTGAATACGTGTGCTGTCCCCGCCAAGGCCCCTCAGACCAAGTGAGGGCCAAACAGACAGATGGCGCTGCGTACCCGCCTTATCGCTCCGTATCAGCACGAGGGTGTGAAATGGCTCGTGGGCCGCGAGTTGGCACCTGTGAATTCAGGTGGGTTTCTGTGTGACGAGATGGGTCTGGGCAAGACGGTCCAGCTGATTGCCACCATGCTTGCTAACCCCAAGCCGCGCACCCTTGTGGTCGTGCCCAAGTCGATCGTGGGTCAGTGGTGTGACGAGGTGCGCCGTTTTGCGCCGAGCCTGAGTGTCGGCGCGTTTGACGGCCCCAAGCGCGCGCTTCCGACTGCATTCCCTGACATCATGGTCGCGCCCTACTCGGTGCTTCCGGAACGCAAGGGTGGTGTGTCGTGTCCCCTCCTGCGCGTCGCGTGGGACCGCGTCATCCTGGATGAGGGCCACGAGATCCGCAACCGCAAGAGCAAGACCACGATTGCGTGTTCCGCTCTGCGCGCCCCGATCCGCTGGGTCGTGACGGGCACACCCGTCTTTAACTCCATGAAGGACTTTGTGACTTTGTGTGGATTTGTGGGGATTCCCAAGGACATTGTCCAGGGGTATACGGACCGCGTACGCGCCGAGTACGTGCTTCGGCGCACCAAGGCTGACGTGGCAAAGTACTCCACGCGCCTTGAGTTACCCCCATGTGATTTCCAGAATGTCGAGCTAGAAATGTACCCCGAGGAGGCTGACTTGTACCGTGACGTGTTTGACGAGGGTCACGAGACGGTCCAGCGGATTTTCAAGTCGGGAAATGTGGCAATGCACCAGATGGAGTTGCTCGAGTGTCTCCTGCGTGTGCGCCAAGTGATGACGTGGCCACAGTTGTACCTGGACGGCATAGCCGTCAAAAACGGCGTGGACCCCGAGCCGTGGACGGGTCGGTCACGCAAGATGGAGACGCTCGTGGAGATGATTGCGTCACACCCGTCCGAAAAGGCGCTCGTGTTTACCCAGTGGATGGGTGAGATGGACTATATCCAAGAGCAACTCGTGGCTAAATCCATCCCCGTTTTCAGAATAGACGGGTCCGTGCCCAAGGACCTCCGCGAGGAGCGCATCGCGGGGTTCAAAGCGGCAGACCAGGGCGCCGTGTTTCTGATCCAGGTCAAGGCGGGTGGTGTCGGCCTCAACCTCCAGGAGGCGACGCGCGTGTACATCACCGCGCCAACGTGGAACCCGGCGACGGAGTTGCAGGCCATCGGCCGCGCGCATCGCACGGGTCAGGCGCGCAAGGTGGTGGTGCGGCGACTCATCTACGTGGGTGCTGACGACTTCCACTCGGTCGAGCAGAGTATCATGCAGTTGCAAGGTGATAAGGCCAGGGTGTGCGCCGAGGTGCTCAACGACCCCCGCATCATGGAGCAAGTGCCTAGTGCACCCAAGACCGCGCGGATAAATATCCAGACGCTCAAGCGTATTTTCGCAGTGTAATACAGAGGATGCCTTCCACACCCAACCGTACCCGCGCCTTGTCCATCGCCAAGTCCGCGTCCAATGCCCGTCGTCTCTCCAAGAAACGTCTCAATGCAATTTTGAACCAAATTGTCGTCGCGTCTATGTACAATAAGCTTCCAGCCCACCTCAAGTCCCCCAAAAAAAATAAAAACAAAAGGTAAATGACTGTTGGTTCCCGCGCCCAGGTGTACCACGGGAACGCGACCCGCACGGCTGGTGGTCTGACCAAGAAGGACTTGAAGATGAAGGACGGTGAGCTCGTGTCCAAGAAGAAGGCCAAGAGTGAGAAGAAGAACCCCTGGATTCAGGCGGTCGCAAAGGCCAAGAAGGAGCTCGGCATCAAGGGCTTTGCGCTGGTGCAGGGCAAGTTGCTGACCCGTGCTCGTGAGATTTATTCCAAGTAAATTACAAATGAAAGTGTACTTTCAGCGTGACACTGAAAAGCGCCTTGTACAGTCTATTCTACGGGCAAAAAAGCGCACGTCCCCTTCGGTAAAGAAAAAGACGGGGAAGAGTCCGAGGACTCTCCCACGGACTCCGAAACGGAGTCCGTCAAGGTCTTGACTTGGTACGCCCGGATCGTGAGCCCCCAATTTCCATTGAAAAAATAGGTCGAGTCCACATCGATGAGACACGAGACCTCTTGTCCCCGAAACAAACCTTCCCGAACCTCCGGGGTGATTTGTTTTGAGTTCGCGTCAAACACGTAGACCGAGTCATCAATTTTGATACGGAGCGACCCGTACCGAAGGTTACTCTGGAACGGCTCACATGGACACAGGTGCGCCTCAAGTTGGCGCCACCACTGTTCAAACTCCGAGTGCGTTAGATCAACCTGGAAGCTCTTGAACGCGTTCACACCAGAGCACATACCACGTGGCACTTGGAACCGGAGAGGGCCACCTTGGTACCTAAACCGCGTTCGGTCTTTATTCAATGCGACCGTTTCAATCTGCGTCAGGTCTATGTCGTTCCAGAAGACCATTTAAATAAAAGTATTGCTTCCTTTTAAATGGGAATTTGGGAGTACGTTTTGAGAAAATCTAAACTGCGTCATGGCGAGGCGAATTACGGGTACACACTCCGTACAAATATGGGAACGCGCAACCTTAGTAAACTCGTAAATGGATACACGCAGTTGATTAAAGATGGTGAGTCTCCGAATAGTCTTAAACCCAGTTTTATGAAGGCGTATCGCGTCATAAAAAATAAGGATGCGGCCGAATACACGGCATTTCACAGTATGGTCCGGTCCCGGTCACCCAAGAAGTCCCCTTCCTCTTCGAGGCGTCCCCCGCGGCCACCTGTTCGGCGGACGACGCCTGCTGCCAATGCGATGATCAACAGGATCAAGGCGAATCTACGGAACCAGATTTCAAAACTGACACAGGCGCGGAACCATTACCAGAGGGAACTGAATAAGACCCAACGGAAACTGAACGCTATTCCGTGAGGAGCATGGCGTCTTCAACAGAGAGGCGGCGTGACGGATTTGCACCTCGAAAGAGGACGCGTTGTTCCGTGACCCACGCCTCTTTGGAAGGGAACGTGACGTGGTCTCCTTTGTGAAACGTGATTTCAAGCGTATGTTCCTCCTCCGCGTCATTAAAGACCCAGAGACCGGCTGAATGGTAACTGATATCTATTGGACGTCGAATCATGGTGCACGTCCGTCCAAAGATATGGAGTGATCTTGAATCTAAATTATATACGATACCGTCATGAGACTTGAGGAGCCACCAGAGCCTCCAACACTTTGCCTCGTCAAGTCTCTTTGGTTTCATTCCGAACGCAAGTCTGACGTCAATAGATGGTTCGGACATTTCGATAATTTTACGCACGAGGTCTGTTGGAAGGTTTGACCACGGTTTCATTTCCTTTTAGACCGCGTACAGTTTTTATATGGTGCACAACTCGCACGCATAGTAAACCCCTTGATAGGTCCCTTGAGACACTTGGCCTTGGGAAACTTCCGGGGCAGTGTAAAAATCTTCTTATTTGTGAAACGGATACACACCTTGTTCTTGGGACCCGCTTTGCAACAGGACTTCATCTTATAAGTAACAGAGACTTTCGTCTACGCTGAACACATTTCGCACGCTCCTGGATTTTCGCGCGAACACGCGAGGATCTGCTCAGGGGTCGGCTTCTGCGCGACTGGGGAGGACAGTTGCTGCGCAACTGGGACTGTTACCTGAATTGGTCGAGCTTTCGGACGGGTGCGGATATAGTAGCTCCCCGTCTTGAGACCCTTGCGCCATCCGTACAAGTGCATACTCGACAACTTGGCAACGGTCGGATCCTCCATGAAGATGTTCAAAGACTGAGACTGGTCAATGTATGGTCCGCGGTCGGCTGCCATATCAATCAAAGACTTTTGCTGAATTTCCCAGACGGTTCGGTACACAGACTTCAACGTATCTGGAATCTCCGGGATGTTCTGGATCGAGCCGCCGTGGCGGATAATCTCAGTCTTCATCGCAGGGGACCAGAGTCCGAGCGCCTCCAAGTCCTTGACCAGGTGTTTGTTCACAACCACAAACTCACCGGCTAACGTACGTCGCAGGTAGATGTTGGTGGTGTATGGCTCGAAACACTCGTTGTTGCCCATGATTTGGGACGTCGAGGCGGTTGGCATGGGCGCAACAAGCAAAGAGTTGCGTAGACCATACCGCTTGATATCCGTCTTAAGCGCGTCAAATGTGTTGTTCTCGACGCTCCACAGATCAAACTGGAGCTCGCCCTCAGATGCAGGAGACCCCGTGAACGTCTCGTACTTGCCCTCCTCCTTGGCGAGGAGACACGACTCCTCGAGCGCTGCGTGATACAGAACCTCGAAAATCTCCGTGTTCAGCTTCCGCGCCTCGGGACAATCGAACGGCATCCCAAGCATCATAAACACGTCCGCTAGACCCTGGACGCCAAGACCGATGGGACGGTGACGTAGATTACTCAGATACGCGGGGCGCGTCGGGTAATAGTTCTTGTCGATGACACGGTTCAGGTTCCGCGTCACGGTACGCACGACACTGTGAAACTTGACAAAGTCAAACGACTTTTCCGTTCCGCTCGTCCCATCCGCTGATGCCCATGAGGTTTCACATACGAACGATGGGAGACACAGGGACGCCAAATTACACACAGCCGTCTCACCGGATGTAGACACCTCCATAATCTCGGTACACAGATTCGAAGACTTGATTGTTCCGATATTCTTTTGGTTTGACTTGGCGTTCACTGCATCCTTGTAACACATGTAGGGCGTTCCCGTCTCGACCTGACTCCGAAGGATCCGGTCCCATACGTCACGGGCACGGACCTTGCGTTTGTACCGTCCCTGTGCCACATACGTGCGATACATCTCGTTAAACTCTTCGCCATAGACGTTTTGAAGGTTCGGGGACTCGTTGGGACACATGAGGTACCAATCACCGTCCTGTTCCACCTTTTCCATGAACAGGTCGGGAACCCACAGGGCCGTAAACAGGTCGCGACACCGCGCCTCCTCGTCACCCTGGTTCAGACGCAGGTCCAGAAACTCGAAGATGTCGGCGTGCCATGGCTCGAGGTACACGGCAAATGAGCCCTTGCGTTTGCCACCACCCTGATTGACGTACCGGGCCGTGTTATTGAACACGCGAAGCATAGGCACGATCCCGTCAGCAACTCCGTTTGTCCCCTTGATAGGCGTTCCGTTGGCCCGGATATTGCTGATATGGAGACCAATCCCGCCAGACCACTTGGAAATTTGCGCACACTCCTTGAGCGTATCGTAAATACCCTCAATCGAGTCATCCTTAGCCGCCACCAGGAAACACGAGCTCATCTGGGGGCGGTTGGTCCCCGCGTTGAACAGCGTCGGCGTGGCGTGCGTAAAGTACTTTTGGCTCATCAGGTCGTACGTCTCACGGACGCGCTCGAGGTCCTCGCCGTGGATACCCAAAGCAACGCGCATGAACATGTACTGGGGCGTCTCACCGGGAAGCAGGTAGCCGCGCTGAAGCGTCTTGATCCCAAAGTACCCAAAGTCATAGTCGCGCCTCGGCTGGATCCACGCGTCCATATCGAGTTTAATACACTTCATAAACTCTTCGCTCACGATACCCTTGGTGTGAAGTGCGACGGCACAGTCGGTGAACGTCTTGGGGCTCGTCTTTTGAAGGTTGCTGACGGTGATGCGCATTGCAAGTGTCTCGTAGTCGGGGTGTTCCGTAATCATACCGATCGCCACCTCGGCACTCAGGGTATCAATTTCGCTTGTTGAGATCCCGTCATACAGGGACGCGAAGACCTTCTGAGCCACCTTATCTGGCTGGACATGGAGCACTTCAAATTCTGGAGCGGAATTCAATTTACTGATTCTTCTGGTTACCTTATCAAACAACATTTCTACCGAGTCTCCATTTCGCTTGACCACCTTCATTGTATTTTTAGAGCTTGTTTTTTTTATCCCGTAATGACAATGGATACGTATGACGTCAAGCCCGTCCGTCTCAGTACGCCGACGCCCCTGGGAAACGCCTATTTTTCCGAGTTCAACAAGGAGACTATCCACTCGCAGATTATTGATACAATGAAGGCGAAGACCGGGTACGAGCTTGAGCGCCAAAACGACGCTGACCTACAGTCGCTCATGCGCGTCGTGTACTCGGACATGTCAGCTGACCCGTACACTGATGTGAAGAATCAGGTGGCGGACATGAATGCCGAGGTCATTAAGCGCGCAACACAGACCATCTCCACCAAGATGCTTCAGCAGCTCGTGTACCTGCGTGACATCTCCGAGAACCCAGTTCCGATTGATATGCCCGTCAAGACGAGCACGTACGGGAACAAGATGCCAAGCAATTACAAGTTTGGAATTTTTTAGACGTTAATAGTACATGAACAACATCTATATATTTTTGATATGCTGCCTCGTCTTGTGTGTTCTAGGTGTTATCCGCGGGTTTACGTGTGGAGGGGACCCCCAGCAGCCGAGTACGTGCAACAACGTGTTTGGCGGCATCGGATGTATCGTGTGCTGTGGAAGTATAATCTTGATGCTTAGTAAATAGATGAAATCTCTTGACGATATCCTCTTTGGCTTTCTCATCTTCTTTGCCATTGAGCGATTCGTGCGTCTCATCAGCAACTCCGTCATCGAACCATGGGCCAAGGGGCGGACAAGGGACCCAAACGTCGTTGAAAACTGGAAGCTCGGAGCCGAGTTTGGGTTTTTGGTCTCGGCGTGTTTCATCGTGTACTACTTCAGGAAGCCGCTTGCACACATCGTCAAGTGAAGCAACTTAAAAGGCCAGAGCGTTTGTTATACAATGAATAAGTTTCGAGACGAAACTGCAGCGTTGTGTCAGCAAAAGGGGTGGGACAAAGCACCTATCAGCATTGTATGGATGCTTTTGAATGAAGAGATGGGGGAGCTTGCCTCAAGTATCAGGCAGAAACAGCGGATATACAAAAAGACGGGGCTCAAAAAGGACAGGGGAACGGATGTTATGATGGAGATGGGTGACGTGTTCAGTTACCTGTTCCAGCTTGCCGCCATGTTGAACGTTGACCTCGATGAAATGTGGGAACTCCACCAGCAAAAGGTCAAGACGAAAATCTATGCGATCAAAAATAATGTAAGCGTATTCTAGAATGGCATCACGCCTTATGATAGATGACCGCCTTCAGATCGACCTTGTCAATCCGACCACATGGACGGGTGACTTTGGCGTGAACAAGGATGGGTTTCGCAAGGATCTCTTTATCGATGGATCGTATCTGACCGGCATCGATGAAGCGCCCGTAGACTATTCGAATGATTTGGATGACGGCCTCAAGCCGAAGGAGCTTGCAGGCCCCATGTATCTCAAGACCACCAGCCCGAACTACGCACCCCACGGCGCGTTTCCAACACGCAAGATGGAGTACTCGGACGGTACCGTCACGTGGTACCGGCCCCTTCTGCCGTGGAGCTGGATGTCTTCGTCTACACCAGGCGATGGCCCGGTCGCTGCCGTTAGCCGCATGGTGAAGGGTAACAGTATGGTCGTGATCGTGCTTATTATCATGATTTTGTACTTTTTGACTCGGATCAAGCGTTAGAAGGACGCCACTTTCGGTGCCGACACTTTCACCAATTTCTTTGCTAAATTCTCTTTTTCGGTTCGTGACCGTTCATCCAATTTGGGGCACTCGTGCGCCTCCAATTGAATGCACCGTGCACAAAATGACCCTGAACACTCGCGACACGTAAGAAACCTATTCTTGTGTTTACACTCGGACTTCTTGGCAAACACTTGCGTGTACGAGTCCATCGTCTCCTTTGACACAGGAGACGTCATTTACTATATGACATACGATTTCTTTCTCTATGTGTCCTGGGTCGTCAAGGATCTCACAGAGTCCGTGGGCCCGTCCCTTGAGCACTCGTTGCCATACAGCCTCAAGCACGGGTAAAGCGCGCTTGAACCACTCGCGGTCTCGTTGCACGCGGACAACCACAAACTCGGGGACACCACCTTCGACTTTTGCAGGGCGAAACTGCACGAAATCACACTCCTCCAAGTCGGTAATTTCGAGCTGGAGCTGGACTTGCGGCCAATAGTGTTTCGGGACGTTTGGCTCAATTTTGCGTGACAAAGGACACTTGATTTCCACCAAGAGCCCATCCTCCGTGATACCATCGGGTGATGCGCCAAGCCAGGGGTAGTCGCGGTGTTGTACAAGCCCCACCTCATGGGACTTGCGATTGAACTTCTGGTCATACAAGTCCCGGGCGATCGGCTCAAGGAGCGTGCCATGTGCCGTCGCCGCGTTCCCTGCCCATTTTGTCCGTAGGACCTTCTTTTTGACAAACGCATCTGGGCTTTCAAAGTGACTGTCGCCAAGTGCGCTTGCAACGTCACTCGCCGTGATCATGTTCTCACGGAGATCTAACCATTCCTGAGATCTTTGTTCTGCATACTCTTGCGCAATGAGTTCACGTGCTCTCTTGACCACCGGTAGTAGGCTTTCCATTGTTTACAGGAATCTTCTTATTTTTGAAACGAGGATCCGTCTTAAGTACAATCTCTGCAGCGTTTTGTTCAGCTTGCTTCTTCGTGGTGGCAAAGCCAGACCCGCAGTCCATGCCGTCGACAACCACGGTAATGAAGAATTGACCGTTGGTTTGGCCGTCAAGGCGATACTCAGGTAAGGCGTACTTCAAGGCTTGACACCAACGCATGAGCTGGTCCTTCCAATTGTCATCAGCAAGGGACGTCTGAACCTTTGTAAATGACGTAAGCACAAACTGCTTCGCGTGGACCATCCCAAGGTCCAGGTAGATGGCCCCGACAAGAGCCTCGAAGACATCCTCCATGATGTGCTCATTGGTGTTCCACCCATTGCGCTCACCCTTTTCATCCATCAAAATGAGTTTGTCCAGACCAAGAACCTTGGAGATTTCACACAAAGTCTTCCCGCGAACCATCTTCGTACGCGCCTTTGTCAGGAACCCCTCCTGTTCCTTTTCGTGAAGGTCAAATAGGTGTTTGGTAATGACAAACCCAAGGACAGAGTCGCCCATAAACTCGAGCGTCTCATAGGAACCAGACAAACCTGAATACCGCTTCAGGGCTGACTTGTGCGTAAATGCACGACGATACAGTGCAAGATCTTTGACTTTGGTCCCAACCAGAGCATTCACGACGTCACGCGAAAGCTCTGGAGGGGGGGTGAGAGTCACCTGGGACTCGAGTGCGACCTTTGAGGTCTCCATGTTTATGTTATATTACACACGTGGTTTTGTTTTAAGTCAATGAAACCGAGTCCGAAGGACTCGTGATCCCTAAAATTGGAACCATTTAGGCAGTGGCGGTTGCGGCGGGCTTGGCGACCTTGGGCCGCATCTTCTTCTCCTTTGGGGCCTCGGCAGCGGCGGCCGGGGTCTTCGCAGCCTTGGGAGGCTTCTCGGGCTTGGGCTCCTTCACGTAGTGCGGGTTTATGTACTTCTGAATGTTCAGGAAGGTGATGCCAGTCTCCTCCGGAGGGTTCAGCAGTGCCTTCAGAGTCGCGTCCAGAGAAATGTTCTGACCGCTCTTCAGGCCCTTCTCAGTCACGTACGCGTTGATGCGAGTCGTCACCTGAGACCGGGAGATCTTCTCACCGGCCGCCAGGCCCAGGAACTCGCGGAGCTGGGGAGACACGTCCAGGGGCTTGTTGAAGCCGTTGTTCTGTGCACGAGCCGCCTGCTTCTCACCACTGGGATCCTCGATGTGCTGGCGAATCTTGCGAACATCCTTGCGCAGAGCCTTCAGCTCCTTCGCCAGAAAGTCAAGAGTGATAGGAGTCTCGGTAGCCATTATGGTATACAAGGGACGGGACTCTTTAAGCCGTTTCACAGGAAGACCCCAACCAAAACAACGAGAAGAAAAGGTATGATTGCTATCAGGAGAATCTTCCATAAAGGAAGTTTGGGAGGTTCAGGTGCTACAGGCCCTGCATCTGGCATGAGCGGGGTTGACGGGTACGGATTATCAGGAAGTGGCTTCCCAGGTGGAATCAACGGTGCATTTGGTTTGAGTGACTGTGGCATGGGGTCAACAAACGATGTCATCCCAGGGAACTCTGATGGTTCATCTGAATGTGCAAGATTCACATTGAACCCAGGAGGGGGGTCCGTCCCCGTCGATGGTCGAACTTCCTTCCGTGAAATGTTTGGATCCTTATTTTGACATGAAAATTTGCAACACCCAGGATCACATGGGTACAAGAGGCCGTTTTTCTTACTTATGTAGGCACATACTGTAGAGTACACATCCATCGGGTCGGCTAAACACTGACACTGTTGGAGAATGTATTGTGGACTACATGAAGTTGGAAACGCGCTCATTCGCTACTAAAGTTAAAGAATATTTTTATATAGTGATTACAGATGGAGTACGGGAAGCCTCAGAAACTTCCAGATGGCCGATATTTCCTGAAAATTTCAGGGACTCCTCATCAAGTCAATGGTCTTGTGCTTCAGGATTCCCTTGAGAGCAAGACGGTGAATTTCAAGGTTCCCAGCGGCGTGAATTTGTTCGAGACGATTGATCAGGAGCTGCTTGAGCAGGCGAAGAAGTCCAAGGTGGAGTGGTTCGGGAAGGAGCTGTCCGACGAGACCATCACCAACGCGTTCCAGGAGAGCGTGACGGACGGCGTGCTTGGTGCCAGCCTCGCGAGCGTCAAGGGGCAGATTGTGACGACCGTGTACGACACCGGGAAGAATGTCGTCGAGCGTCAGTCCGTCAAGACGGATACCAAGTGTGACGTTCTGCTCGAGCTCTCAGGCCTGTGGTTCCTGAAAAAGTCCTTTGGCCCAATTTGGCGCGTCGTCCAAGTCCGTGTCCGGAGCGAGGCTCAGCGGCCGGCACCCCCGACCGAGTACATGTTCACAGACGAGCCGGAGGAGGATGACCCAGCCGACTATCTCGACTGACCAAAAAAATATTAGAAGGTTATAATAAATGAATCGCAAGGGACTTGCTATCGTCGCCCTGGTCGCCATCATTCTAGTGCTTCTGTTCACCTCGCGCAGCAGTGGGTACCGTAGCCCAGGTGCTTCAGCCGTGAACGGTGTTGCCGGGTACAACCTCGGTGAGGGTCAGTACTCTCAGTCCAACGCGATGGTCGTGTCTGGTCGGATCCTGAAGCCCGCCGAGGCTGATGGTATGGGTGATAATATCGGTCAGACCGTGTCGTCCGCCAGCCTGATCCCCCGCGACGTCGTTGCCACCGAGGACTTTGGTCAGTTCAGCCCGGACAAGATCCTGGGCAACCAGAACTACCTGGACCCACGCAGCCAGATTGGCTACCCCGAGACGCTGGGCGGGAACCTGCGGAATGCCAACCGTGACTTCCGCAGCGAGCCCCTGAACCCCCGCACACCCGTGAGCATCTTCAACCTCAGCACGATCCCCCCTGATGTCATGCGTCCCCGGTTCGAGATTGATTACGAGTACAAGTAAGCGTTTAAACTATGTTAAAAAAATAACGATTATCATCAGAAATGGATTTTAAGAATGCCATGACTGAGTGGGTCGCCCTCAAGGCCCAGTTGGCCGCAGCTCGCAAAGATCTCTCCATCCTTAACAAGCGTGAAAAGGATCTTCGCAAGTTTGTGACTGTGCATATGCAACAGAACGAGATTGACACTGTCAAGGTTCAGGAAAAGGTCAAGGTCAATCTCAAAGTTAAAAAGACGAAGGGTTCTATTACAAAGGACGTGATCATCAAGGGCCTTCGGTCATTCTTTGGTGGAAACGAGGCTCAGGTGGAGGGCGCGTGGAACGCCATTCAGGACGCAGCACCCACGAAGGAGACGCCTTCCGTCTCTGTAAGCGGGCTTAAGGCTTTGGAGCCTTGAATATTCAAGTAAAAATGGGTATCAACGACGAGTACTCGCGCGATGCTCATGAGTATCAGCTCGTCTACTCGGACGATGACTCGGACGACTTTGATTCGCAACTCGATCCAGAGGATTGGGAAGCCGTATATTCCCAAGAGCTTCTGAACGGGTGGATGACCATTCGTGCATGGCTCGACACGCAGTACTTGCACACGCAAGTGACGTATCCCACGTTTGTCGAGTTTGTCCTCAATCCGTCACCGTGGTTCTCGGGTGACGAGCCAGATCCAGTGTGTGTCGAATTATGGAATGAAATTTCAAAGATTGATGTTATCCAAGAGCGCGTTGTTCTCGAGCAGTTTACAGGGTGGTTTGATCATTATTTTTCTACGTGCGTACAGTAAATGATAGACATCACGGGACCAAAGGTCCTCGTGCCTACCATACTTTTTGCTCTCTTGAGCCCAGGACTTGTTCTTGCACTTCCTCCTGGTTCCGGGCTTTTGACACAGACCATGTTCCATGCCCTCGTGTTTACACTGGTGTCGTGGCTCATGATCAAATTTGTTTTTAAATTTACACTCACACGTGCCGACATTATCGTGCCGCTCATGTACTTTATCGCCTTGACACCCGGAGTTCTCTTGACCCTTCCACCATCCGGTGGACTGATCACGACCGTGATGGTCCATGCCATGGTGTTCTCCATCGTATGGGCAAGTACCCGGGGTCTCTTCCCTCAGTTTTATTGAGCGCTCAATTTTGAACAAAAATAAGGTGACTCAATTTTAGGATGAAAAATATCATCATTGGTCCGGGGGCAATGGGGTTCTTCATGTTCTTGGGCTTTATGGCTCGTCTCAAAAAGGATGGCCATCTTGAAGACCTTGAAGAACTCTCAGGGGCATCAGCAGGTGCGCTCTTAGGTTTCTTGTATTGCTTGTCGCGTGGAGACCCAACACGGGTACTTGATTACTCGTTACAGGTCCCAGTGAAAAGCATCATGAAACCAAACATAAAGTCTTTAACAACAAACTACGGTCTCGTACCGACATCAAAGGTTCGGAAGGTCTTATCCGAGGCATGTATGCACTTTATACAAAAGGACAATATCACGTTTCGGGAACTCCATGACTATTTTCCAGTAAAATTGCACGTGTCCTCATACTGCGTCGATTACATGAAGACCGTATACTTTTCCGCGGACACAACACCGAACGAGTCCGTCCTCGACGCCGTGTGCGCCTCGATCGCCATCCCGTTCCTGTTTTCAAGTGTGAAAATGGGTGGTGCAAACTACATAGACGGTGGTGCTGCAGAGACGGTCCCGGGTGCGCCTTTTCTCGGGCGTCAGGACGTGTTCTCCATTCGGTTTGCATGGGGTATGCCCACAAAGGTGCGAGACCTCAAGACGTACGCCATCAGTATCTTATACGCGACAATGAATTTGCGTGCAAAATATGACTATGAAGGGGTGGCACTGGACGCAGACCCTGAAATATTCGACTTTGGTGCGTCCAATGAAGGAAAACTTCGGATGTTTCTCAAGGGGTGGGCCCAAAATTTTTCGTAACGTATAGTACCTATGCGTACCATCATTCGGTCAGGTTACGTTCAGCACCGGAAGCGCAAGACGATCACCGTCCGCCGCAAGGATGGGAAGACGTACCGGTACACCCGCAAGGCGGGAGTCAGCCGCGTGCGTCCCGTGCCGACCAAGGACGTGGGTGCGATCGGCAAGGGTCCAAAGGTCATCGGTCCACTCAAGGCGGGTATGTTGACCCGGTACCACTACCACCCCGTGGAGGCCACCACCAACCGTCACAAGGCGCTTGTTAAGGCGGTGACCAAGGGTCACGAGGACCCACACGCCGTGATTCGCCGCTTGATCGCAATCAGCACGCTGACCAAGCGGACCCTGCCCCGTGCGTCCCGCATTTACAAGTCGGATGCTCGCTGGGTCCACAGCAAGTACTCTAAGATGTTTGGTCGGAAGCGGCGTTAAATTATTTGTATATAGAAATGAGCCAGACGCGTATTCAAGCGTTTCAAAACAACGCAAAAACTCAGAAGTTTATAACCGTCATCGGGCACGGAACTCTCATCAGTGCAAAAGACCCTTCGTTTAATGCTCATGGAGCGGCAGCTTTCAAAGTACCTGAAGGAATGTCTGTCATCTTCATATCAAAACCAGGGTACTTGATTTCACTGACTGAATTGAAAGATGATAAGATGATGAGTCTGTTGCATAGTCAGTCAAAACTACGCAAGTTTTTAGGTGATACCCTTCCAGAGAGTGAAATCCCAGACGTTGTTAAAAAGTCGGGTTGGAATTGGAAGAATCATATATATACATCGGGAACGAATTGTCCGAACATGGGTCTCGAGTTTTACGATAATTCGATTACACCGTGGGGGTGGTGGTACAATACCCAGTGTGGTGTATGGTATCCTGGAACGACGCGGCCTCGAGAGTACAAAGGAAAAAGGGGAACACTGAAAAACCTCGTGTCAAGTCTTGATAAAAAAGGAATAGTTGTCGTCTTTGGATGTCGTGGGGACCCCGAAACCGCTGCAAACACGCGTCGAGCGTTTAACGTATTCGGTGCATCCGGAGGTCAAAAGTACAAAGTGCCTCAGACGGCGTTGGTTCGAAACATCAAAACTCTCGAACGCGTTGCAGCAAGATACTTGAGTACAAAACGTGTACGCGAACCTGCGTTAACGTTGAAAAAAAGCAGTGTGAACAGACCTGCAAAACGCCGACGTATGCGCTCGAAGACTACGAGCAAGTAGAACTAAACCCACACAATAGCATCTCCAACCCCGTGTATGGGTCCTGCCAAAGGCCACAGGGGTTCAATAGACCATTGACCCGTGTGACTTAGGATATCAAGGAGGATATGGAGGGCGTATATTTTCCGAGCCCTTGAATTTTGGATCAAAATGAGGGCCAACAAAGAGTGAGGTGCCTTATACAAGACTGAGTAAACCCACCAGTCTTGTACAAGTGACCATGACCGTGCCCATGGAACGAGGAGTGTCATAGGTATGTCAGGTGCTATGGACCAAAACGCATCGGACCACGAGACGGCTCCCAGTGTCAATTGTGTACAAAATATGTGTTGAGGCCAAAGCATCTCCCCTTAAAACATACACACAAAGTTCTTTTATATGGAGGGGATCCTTCGAACAATCGCGGAAGACATATGGGTTTCACTCGGACCGGGGTATTCCGAGTCCGTGTACCATTGTGCGTTCGAGGTGGCGCTTCGTGACCGTTTGATTCCCTACGAAACGGAACGGATCGTGCCCGTGTTTTATGGTGGGCAAAACGTCGGCCACGTCAGGGCTGACCTGATTATCGATCGACGGTTCGTTGTGGAACTCAAGTCGGTAAGTCGTCTCAATGAGACGTACCGAATTCAGACCCGGAATTACTTGAACCTTTTGGGTCTCCATGTAGGATATCTCATCAATTTTCCGGACAAATTAGGAAACCTAGAGTTTGAGCGGATTGAAAGGGACCCTGATCCGTACCCACCTCTGTTACTGTCGATGTACTAGACGGGGAAGGAACGCAGTTCCTTTGACTCACACCGTCTTTATAAATTCCCAGCACAATTCAGTACATATTCTTTCCCAAATTTGGTCCTGAACGTACAGTTTCTCCCGGCTCTTGAGGAGAGGGAAGCATGGGAGGTACTGGTCTTCCCCGAGCAATTCGCACATTTTATAGAGTACGAAAGAATATGACAAAAAGTTCTTTCGATTTGCGGGCTTGTGTTTCTCGAACGGTGCTTGAATGGCGTGAAACATGATTCGTAGTCTGTCTTCAAGCGCTTGAGGCATCGTTGGAGGATTGATGCCGCTCAGTGTCGTTGCTATATATGGAACGTGTTCATAATACTTGGAATAATTCAATTTTTTCAAAAGTCCTTTTACCTTTTCGTGAGTAATCTCAACGAGATCTTTTATCTTTTGCTTTTTAAATTCCGTCCTTAACTTTTCAATCACATCCACGGGGACGTGTGTCGACTCCTTGGCTTGGAATTGACTGATCCATTCATTGAAATGATTCTCACGTTTGTACGAATATACGATATTCTTCTCGAGTTCCTGTTCCTCCTTGAAACCCACTTCATCCCCAAGGACGTACTCGGACACGCCACACTCTTTACAAATCTCTTCACTCGTGAGCTCGTCGAGTATTCGGGAACACACCTTTCCACAGTTTTTACATGGCATAAACGCCATCTTTAAAGAGTCAACCTTTTCGTACTCGTGCTCATTCTCAACCTCTTGGAGGTATTTCTTATATATATCTTTCCGTCGAACACCTTGGCGTGTTTCGACTTTCATATTTGCAACCTGTCGCGTTGTTACCGTAACCTCAGCTTCACTCATATATTCGCGTATAATGGGAATACATGAGAGAATATAGTCTGCAAGCTCCTCTTCCGTTTTACACGATTTTACCTTTTCATCGTACCTGGCTTCCATATTATATTTCAAATCAGATTATATTTTTAAGCTTCTATTTTTGGTGCTAAATAGAACTTAAGGTCTCCGAGGTTTGCAGTCGTGTATCGAAACACGATGGGCCTATCAGACTCGGTCGAGTCCTGCATGATTTGAACGCTCGAGCACATATTGGTCGCCTTTGTGAACAGGTTAATGTACTTGAGGCTAAACGTGTTCCCGGTCCTGTTCACATCTTCTGGGAACTCAATCACTGTCGTCTGCTCGGCATAGTCACCCTTGCAACTCAAAATGAGTTGGGTCCCGTCGCGAATAATGTCCATCTCGGTTGCAAGGTTGTTCATGTCACGAGCAATGCGCTGAAAGTCGACGGACGGGAGAGTCGTCACGACATCCATATGAATGTCGGGCAGTTCGAGTATATCCTCGTTAATGTCGAGCAATTTCAGTTTGAAACTCGTTGCCGACTTTTTCTCTGGATTTTCAATTTGAATTTCCATATAGTCGCGTCCCTCAATGCGAATGAACAGGGTGTCTTGGTTGGTCACTGACTTGAGGAGCTTATACATGTTTGACATGTTCAGGCCCGCGACGATATCCTTCGTACATTCGTACTCTTCAAAGTTTTCGGCCGCCATGTGCATGTGAACCAGCGTGACGCGTGCTGTATCGAGTGTCAGAATATGAACACCCCGGGCGTCAAAGTACACATTCACATCGTTAATAATGTCCTTCAAAACTTCAAACACCGCCTTTACAGCCGATGCCTGAATTGTGCGAAAATACATCTTATGCTACAAGTTTATCATATCTTTATCCTCTTGAATTCTTTTGGTACGCGTCAGTGACGCTCATGCTAATTTTCTCTTCAAGTTCGGGCGTCATGATTGGTTCCAGGGACTCGCCGTATCTATCGAGGTCAAACAGGCTTGAGTTTTCAGTCCCGTCGAGTGAACACAAGTTCCGTCCAGAGTCCCAGCACTCAAAGTCCGTGGGGATCATAGAGACGAGCCACGCCCTGACCTCAGACCCGACGCACATCTTCCCATCGTTTGTCACGAGGGTCGGGACGCGAGTAATCTTCTTGGACGGGACGCCTTGCGTGGTGACGTTATGAAACCGTATGATTTCAACCAGTGCCGGCTGGGTCTTTATAAATTGGATAGTTTCCTGAGAAAATTTACACTTATCGGAATAGACCAGAAGGGCCATGTCTCTACTAGAGTCAATGGTTTTTGACAGGCTCCATTGGCGCGCCCGAAACTTTTTCGCCACGTATTTTAATGAAGGACCTTGTCGTTCTTATACTCGTCCTCATGATCCTATTTTTCATATGGAACAGGAAGCAAGAGGTGTCGACATACTCGGTCGAGGACGCCGTACAGGAACTTGCCGTGTCGCCTGAAATCACCCAGGCCATTCTCAGCAAGGCTCTGAAAGACAGGCCAGAACTGGTCCCCATCGATACCGTGTTCATCAACCCCAAGTCCGACGGCGAGTACCACGCCCGTATCATGTTCTTCAACACCGAGCACTACTTCGGTGTTCAGTACGACATACTCGCCAAGGTGTCCCCGGATGGTCGCGTCGATATTCTGTCGTTCGGCGACTCTCCCAAGACGGAGGCGAACGGTGGGTACACCGAAGGCAAGTACCAGGAGTGGAAGGCTGTGACGGATAACCTCGACGCCCAGTTCAAGGGGGCTCTCGAGGGATACCGTAACAACCCTCCCCAGCCCAACCTCGTGAACATCGAAGGTGCGTACAAGTCTCAGATGCTCACCGCCCCCGTGAACCTCCAGACCCGCGCGTAGGCGCGCATCCACATTTCTCACTCAAAAGTAGATGGCTCTGTCAGCCAAACAACTCGTCGCCTCTGAGAAACACCGAGAGAATGTGAAAAAAGAGTACTACAAGGAACTTCTCAAGCAATTTTGTAGAAAAATCAAAACTGCTTCAGATCTTGGACAGCGGAGCACCATTCTAACGGTTCCTGTGTTTCTCGTCGGGTTTCCACGGTACGATCTTACAACATCTGTTCAGTACATGGCACGCCAACTGACCCGTCTAGGGTACATGGTGAATCTCGTCGGACCACTCGATATTAAGGTACAGTGGGCACGAATAGCGCTCATTGATGCAGAAACGGAACGCGAAATTGAAGATCCGAATACGTACTTACCAAGTCTTGCAAATCTCAAAAAGACGGCAAACAAAATTAGAACTGCGAAATGATCTCGGAATGATTTTCTATCGATAGTATCAATGGATCTTCTGAACGAATCCGAGCGTCGTTTCACGAAGAAACTGTGCGACGCCATGATTCCCGTGATGATCGAAGCATTCTGGGAAATATGGCTCGAGGCAAAGAAGGAGTCCCAGGGCAAGAACGCGACCCGGGTGTTCCAGGAGCTTCTACGGGGCGTCAAGACCTGGAACTCGTCAATCTCTCTCAAGCACACAGAGGCTATTATCAAGAACCAGCCTCTCTTCCCCAACCTCTTGGCGGCTGTATTCGTCATTCACGTCAAAATTCTGAGCGCCATCCGAACGGACAAGAAGAGTAAAAAGATCAGTATCAAGTTGCCTGCCAATGACGTGTTTGTCCAGCGGTGTTACGAGGCCTGTGCCAAGGACCTGTACGAGGCACCCAGCATCATCGTGGATAACAAGACCGAGGAGGAGAGGAACGAGAATCTCAAGGCTCGATTTTGTAAACGAATTGGTGAAGTGATTGAAGAGCTCATTCCCACGGCTGAGATTCTGAACACGTACCTGCCCCTTCCCGCCACTGGCGAAGACTTGGATATGGATCACGACGAGGAGGACCCGGAGAATGATGAGGACGTTCCCGACCTTATGGACGACGCCCCACCGGCCGAGGGAGGAAACGAAGACGTTTCATCCCTCCCTCAAAACACCGGGAACATGGAGTTTGGAAAGACACCAGGCGGTGTAGACAACACGGTGACTGTGAACAACTCGACAACGCCCCCAAGCGTTCCAGGGGCGACCCCCGGTGGCACACCCTCAGGGTCCGAAGACTTGTTTTCCGATGCACCGACCAAAATTGAGAAAATTGGGCACACTTAAATTCCCCAGCTAGTAATAGAACCTATGGATCAGTACTTTCGCGATCCGATGAGCGCTGCAGGTATTGCGGCCGTCATCGTTATAGCATACGTATTTGCGAGATCAAAGATGAATAATGAACAAAAACTCAAAAATTCAGATTATTTCAAGCCAGCCTTTCTCGTTGGTCTTCTCGTGTATTTCATCGTGAGTCAAGGCCAGGGTGACTCAGGCCCAGTTCTTACAGAACCTTTTTAAAGATTTAAAAACTGTACTACAAAAATGACGACCATCAAAGCGTTTGATGAGATGATGGGTCAGTTTATCGGCGAGCTCGCGACCGTCTTTCCCGACGAGTCCCCCAAGACGCCCATAAAGTGCAATGATTTCATGCGTATGATTGCTCCGTGGATCACACAGATGACGGCACATGACGATGCCTTTTTCTGCGAGGAAAATGAGGCTGCAAAGCACTTTGACCTCCACACCATCTGGAAACGTGAGGATTGCTCCGAGACCACAAAGCAAGCCATTTGGCAATACTTTTCATCCATGTACATGATTGCAACGACGCTCAGCATGTTCCCTCCAGAGACGCTTAATATGATCGAGTCTGCTGCCGAGCAGTGCGCAAAGAATATGAAGTTGGGCCCGGGAGGTCAGATTGACGAGGCGACGCTCATGAGCGGTGTGAACAGTATGCTGAGTCAGATGCTCAGCAGCTCAGGTGGTGGCAACCCGTTCGCAAGCCTCATGGGTGGTGCAGCCCCCGCCCCACGGGCCCAGAGCCGTCCCCAGCGCCGACAAGCAATTCGGGACAAGAAGAAATCTTCTAAGTAAATATAAGAAATGGATCCAAAAGATGTGTTCAGGTCAAACGAGCTCCTCACGTTTTGGCCGACCGCGACACAGTCAGCCCGCGAGCGCGTGTCAGCAACAACCCGTTTCGTCTTGTACGCTGCATGCCTCGTGTATATGATCACACGGGACCCGCGCGTCTTTGCGCTCGGCGTGGTCGTCCTCGCCGTCTTGTACTATCTTTGGAAGTCAAACATGGTTTCTGATGGGAAATTGCGCTCAGCAATTGGTGACGGGCGTGCAGGCACGGTGTTGCGCCCAGACGTGACCATGCCAACGCTCAATAACCCGATGGGGAACGTGCTCTTGTCTGATTACGTTGAGAACCCCGACCGCCCAGCCGCCGCGTGGTACCCAAGCGTGCGTACGCAGGTTCAGCAGGTGTGGAGCCAGATTCACCCGTTTGAGCGTTTGCGCGATGCGGAACGCAATTTCTACACTGTTCCAGCGACAACTATTCCCAACGATCAGACCGGCTTTGCTCAAGCCGCATACGGAAAGCCGTTCGCTCCCAAGTGTCACGATCAGGGCGGTCTTGCCTGCGATCCAGATCGCTTCTATTCCGCCTTCCCAGAGCGGCCGCAAATGCGTGGCGGAAATTAAATATGATGTTACAGTAATAATGCCACAGTTTACCAATGCACCAATCGTTCTCGAGGATGGTGTTTGGATGGGTCCAGCACAGGTTGTGCTTGAGGACAAGACGAACGTTGAGAGCGATCTTCGTGAGGAGCCTACAACTGCATGGAGGAAGGGGTGGTCCGAGCAGCCGTACGACTTCCCAAACACCTACGTGACGCTGCCTCTCCGTGTGATTGACTGGAATCCGATTAACACGTCTTGTGATAACCAGAACGAGCACTTTGCTCAGCGGTACTACATAAAGGGGAATACCTGGGGGCGATGAGCTTCAAGGCCGCAGGCCTTTTTTACGACGAATCACGAGTCCTTCGGACTCGGTCTTTTAAAAAAAGATGTCTAATAGTATTAATGGACCCATTGGCGCTTGCAGCCGTCGTTGGTCTCGTGTTTGCTGGAAAAACTCTTGCAGAGGACAAGAGTGACGCACCGACAACCACGAAATCTGCTCCTAAAGTCTCTCCTCAAATTCCAAGCCCTTACACGCGGCTCCAGGTGGACATGATGGCGGACTCTGTTGGTCACCGTGCAGACGCTTTTGACGTGCGCAACACGAACCCTCAGCTCGGCCGTCGCATCGGTGATTGGCGCATCCGTCCCAAGGAGGCCGTTGCCAACCTCCAGGACGTCACTCCGACCAACTCCAGGTTCCCGTACGGCCAGCCCGTCTACGACTTGTATAACCGTGAGTACGTGACAAACAAGCAGAACAACGTGTCCCCTCTTGAGCGCCCGATGAACGTGGGTCGCGGTCTCGGCGTTGGTCCCAACGTTCGTGCAGCCGGCGGCTTCCATGACTTTTTCCGCGTGCTTCCGACGAATATCAACGAGGAGCGCCTCACGACGCTCGAGGGACGCGCAGGACCAGCAAATCCCGTCGTCAAGAACGGTGGCGCTGCATATATCGGCGATATCACGCACGAGGCGGCTCAGAGCAAGTCGGCGTACCGGGCTCCAGGTGCGTATGGCGGTGGCGGCGCTCAGAGCGCCCTTGTTGGCCCAGAGGGGCGCCCAGACTTCCTCAAGACGAAGAAGATGACGATTCGCTCGGAAACCGGTTTGCGTACGGATACGCTCTCCGAGGGTCCGCCACAGTACAACGTGTATCAGCCGTATGCAGGTTCCACGGATGCATACACGGACAAGAGGCTCACGCGGTCTTCCGGATACCGTTCAAACCCCGATCGCGAGGGCAATCCGGCTCGTATGAACGTGCGCAACGACCCAGTGAACCAGGTGGGTGCTGGAACGCACTATCGCGTCGAGGCAAAGCCCGTTCAACCCGGCCCCATGGGCATCACCGGCTCCAACCAGGGCCGTGGTATCGTGCCTCCAGAGTACGATGACCCACTCAACGAGTTCAAGGCGCAGCCGAATCCACGTGCCCAGCCCGAGTTTTTGGACATTGCAATTCAACAACTCGAAAAGAACCCGCTTGCGTACTCCTTGGCTGACCCCAAGGCGGCCGAGCCGGCAATGGACACTCGGCCATTCAACACGGTTTCGGTGAACTAAAAAAATATCAATGTAAAGTAAATGTCTGGAGGTGTGGTTCAACTCGTTGCTGTCGGCCCTCAGGACACTTGGCTGACAGGAAAGCCAGAGGTTTCTTTCTATCGTTCGAACTATAAGCGGTACACGCACTACGCCAACTCGGTGGAGCGCCAGGTCATTCAGGGTGCCCCCATCGCTGGTGGCATTTCCACGATTCGGTTTGAGAAGAAGGGCGACCTTCTGAGCTACGTGTACCTGACGGCACTGGACGGAACCGGTGCTCAGCTGGTGAACCCCGATTGGACGAAGATCATCGACAAGGTGGAGCTGCTGATTGGTGGTCAGATTGTGGATACTCAGGATATCGAGTACATGACTGACATTGAGCCCGTGACCGGTGCTCAGACCTTCTCCCAGCGGTACCTGAATCTGAGCAGCACGACGTTCAACAACCAGAAGAACTCGTTCCTGCCCCTCAAGTTCTTCTTCTGCAAGGACTGGTCCGTGTGTCTGCCCCTGATTGGCCTCCAGTTCCACGATGTGGAGGTGCGCATCACCTGGTCTCCGTTCCTGAGCCAGACGATCACCATCGGTAACACGACCACCCCTGTCCTCGCCGCCCAGCCAACGGCGACTGCAAACATCCTGACCGACACCGTGCTAAGCTCCAACTTGGCGAACATTTCCCTGACCCAGACCACCGGTCCTCTGTACCCGGGTATGTTGGTCGTTGGTCAGACTGCCAACTTGCAGACCAACGTTGCCGTCGTGCAGTCGTTCGCCAACGCCTTTACTCCAGTAACTGGCCAGGGATTCTTCTCCACTGTGGTTCTGTCCTTCTCCAACGCATCTGCGTCTTTCATGTCTGCTGCATTCCTCACTGGCAACGTCGCAAGCTTGTACGCCCCCGTGTGCTCTGCCCAGATCAACGTGGGGTCTGCAATCACCGTGGCGTCCGGCCTCACGTCTCTGGCACTCCCCGTCAACCAGGTCAGCAGCCCTCTGAGCCAGGGCGGTATTCAGCTGGGTCAGTACGTTGCGGGTCTGCCCATGACTGGCCCCGTGTACGTGTCCAGCGTGTCGAACATTGCAAACAGCAACGTGACCATCTCCTTCCCGTCTACCGCATCTGCGACGACCATTCCCCCGTACCTCACGGTGGCCTTTGCTCAGGGCACTGCCGCCACCACCACGACCTACAGCTCTCTGCAGTTCCAGGCGTGGTCGAACTTCGTGTACCTGGACCAGAACGAGCGCGACTGGTTCGCCAAGACGCCCCAGGACCTGCTTGTGACGCAGGTGCAGCGCGTGATCCTGGGCAACAACCCCGTGCAAGAGCTGGCGCTGGCTCAGCCCGTGAAGTTCCTGGCATGGCCGTCCGTGAATTACCAGCAGATTTACGCCAACGGTGTGGGCTCCGCGACTGCCCTACCGTACCAGCTGAAGACCCAGGTGAACGGCGTGGATGTTGGCGACTCTCGGTCCCTGATCCACTGGATCGATGTGCCCCAGTACTACAACACGCCCTTCGGGTACGTGCACAATAACACCACCGCCAACGTGGCCATCATCAGCTACTGCCTTGACACGTCCAAGCTCCAGCCCACGGGAACCCTGAACTTCTCTCGCCTTGACACGTTCCGTCTGGTCGTGCCTTCCAACCTGCCCAACGGTGTGCGCGGTCTGTACAACCCCAACCTGACCAGCGCGTACCCCACGCCGTACCTGTATGCCGTGAACTACAACGTGCTACGCATTCAGAACGGTCTCGGCTCGCTCCTATACGCGAACTAAACTCTCCCTAAAAATTAGAAAATGCACTGGATTCTCTTGGTCGTTATTGCGTGCCTTGTGTTTCTAGCATCGTATAATCCGCGCACGGGAAATCTGAATAAATTTTTTGCGAATGAAATTTCAGTAGAGGATCATGGATCTTCGAGATCAGCAGCCGCTCAGGGAAAGACACAAAGCCATAGCAATACCGATGAGTCTGGTCAATGATGTCCAGCACTTTTTGATCGTCCATGACAGGCGATACAAAGAGTGGACATTTGTGACGGGCGGGTGTCGCCGACGCGAGGTCTATAACCCACTGCGATGTGCGGTTCGTGAGCTCGAAGAAGAAACACGCGGACTCATAAATTTAAAAAGGGGGTCATACTCCTATTTTAAATTTACGACGGATACTCCGGAACCTCGGGACACCGAGGATGGCGTGTCCGTGTTGAACCATTATCACGTCTATGTGTTCAACCTCCCAATGACATCCGTAGAGCATCGACACATTATTAAGAGGTTTATTGAGGAAAAGAAGAAAATGGAAGGGGCCGAAGTTCCTTTTCGCAAAAATTATGATGAAAATGACGAGTGTCGTTTCGAGCCACTTGATGTGATTGGCCGTCGTCAAAACTTGTGGCCCATGATTCGCCAACACGTCCTTGGAAACCCCGAGTTTTACCAAGCGCTCACAACCACACACTGGACACCGTTCAATTTGAGGGAATGAGTCCAGAGTCCCGTAGGGACTCTGTCCGTCCCCGCGCTTACACTATCGTTTTAATTTCAAGTGAAAATTCATAGATGACTCGTAGTAAAGTTGAGTTGGCGACAATCCTTGTGAAGCTCAGGGGAAGCAATGAAGACCCCGCCGACCTTGCCAAGGAGATGTCTCTCATGAAATTGTGTTATGAAATTCAAAAAATTGAAGAGTCGACGCCTCCTCAGGAGGAAGAGGCTTCACCACCACCCGCCGCAGAACCTGTCGAACTTACGAAAGAGGAACAGAAGGTGGTCGATGAACTGAAGGTTCCGGAAAAGACATCCACTGAAAAGAGACACAAACACATTCTGTCATGGCTATTGGACTCGAGCAGTGACGAAGAGTCTTAGAGACAATACGTGTATTCAAGGGAATGATAGATGCATGGAAGGTCCCAAAGGGACCGGGGAGTCATGTCCTCATGAACGGTGGTATCCTCAACGTTCCGGATGACGAAGTACAGGACTTTTACAAAGCATATATCGAGGCCATCAATTCTGGTCTAAAATTGTATGTCGTCGAACAAAAGACGGAACGGTTCCGGTTCTTCGTCGACCTCGATTACAAAGCCCCTGAGAAACTGAACGATGAAGACCTTCTTCAATTTTGTTCTATAATTCATGAGTCGTTGGGAACTTCATCTCCATGTCTCATTGCTCGAGCCCGTCCCCGACCCGTTTCGGATTCTCTGATAAAATCCGGAGTTCACATACACTGGCCGGAACTCGTCGTATCACGGACCCAAGCTCTCAATTTAAGAACAAAAATCATTGTGAACCTTTCAAGGGACTTTCCGTTCGAGTGGGACAAGGTGATTGATGCGTCCGTCTATGGGGGTTCAGGTCTTCGTATGCTATGGTCACACAAGAAACCGTCCGGCGACCCATACACGCCATGGCGCCACCTCGGGAGTTCCCGAACGTTCCCAAAGGAGCCGAGCGCGGAAGTCCTCGAGCTGTTTAGCGTTCGAACCACAGACGAGGGTCAGGAACACACGACACTCGAAGACTTTGGGCTTTTAGAGGGGTACGTTCAAAAGTATCTCGAAGGTCAGGGGAACACGCGCGTCAAAAAGGTTCAGAGGCATGAGCACGATGGGTGGTTTGTCCAAACAGACTCGACGTACTGTGAGAATATTCAACGAAAGCACAAGTCAAATCACATATGGTTTTCCATACGTTCTGGTCGGTTGTCCCAGAGGTGTTTTGACGAGGAGTGTCGTGAGTTCAAAGGTCAGGAACATATTCTTCCTCCATCAATAGTAGAGCAACTCAACGATGTTGCTATTGTGGGTAGTCCTTCTCCTTGTTTTCTTTTGGATATTTTTCCCGATGGGACCTCCAGCACGTTTCAAAAAGTACGAACACATGATCCATCCGTACTCGGGTCTGGACCCGGAGAATTGGAGACTCTTTTTGGAAAACCTCCATGCGTTCGAACAGTTGGCTTCAACCCGGCTCGATGAGTCAGCCGAGGCACTGTACAATGCAGTTGAAAACATACGCAACATAGGTCTCGGACTTGCGCGTCCAGATGCGACAGATATACAAGACAAGCTCACGTCAATAGCGGGTCAGCTTGGCTATGAAGGCGAAATAATTTTGAATCAAAAAGCACTTTCTTCAGGTGTTCGGTTCTTCCCACGTTACTTAAACGATATGATGGCTGACTATCCAGAATATGTCGACACGCGCGACCCGGGTCCAGTCAAAAGCCACGGGCAATAGAACCGAGTCCGAAGGACTCGTGACTCCCGCAGGGACTGTAGCCCCCACCACCCCCCTCGACATCCTTGCGAACGTTGCACTCCAAGAGACGCGCACGCGGTTTGGACGCGTGTCCAGGCCCCCCGTGCGGTATGAGCCTGTTGAGCAGGTTGAGGACGACTATGCCCCCGAGGACTATGATACCGACGAGTCCTCTATTTGTTCGGACGACACGTTCGATGATGACGAGGACGAAGATGACGAATCTGATGCAGATGAGGATGGAAATTTAGATGGGTTTGTTGTCCCAGATAAAAGTGAGACTTCTGATTCAGAGAGTGATGGAGAACCGCCCGTTCCTAGCAAACGTCGAGCAGTCGTTAAGAAGCGCCCAGCCACAGCCCGAAAGTGAGGCGCCTGCGCCGCGCCCATGGACACCGCAGCACGATGATGAGCCGCGGCGGTACTTTCCTCCCCCTATGGAATACACACAAAAGCAAGATGCGTTCACATCCCTCAAGGAGAATCACATTGCTCTTATTTTAATCGGAATTGTTATTGGTGTGCTTATCATGAATATGCGCCCAATCATTGTACAGCCTAAGTAACAAGATACAACGGTGCTTTTTTCGCAAAATCATCATTTCCTACAAAGGTCCCAACAGGGCCGGTTTTATTCTCATATATGTCCTCTTGAATAAACCCGACCCATGGATTCATAAGAATCTGGTTCTTTGACTCCATGACGCGAAACACGTCATAGGGCTTATCAATACCCGGAGGTGCTTGTGACATGACAGTCACTTGGAGCCTCTTATAGGTTAAAAACAGTACAAATCCCACCGAGAGAAGTGTGGCAAGCGGGAAAAAGTTCCCTTTCCCAAGTGCCATCACACTTGTCATGATGGTGATAACCCCTGCAATTCCCAAAAGAATGTAGAGGTTCATCTCCTTTTAAATGTAAATTTTTTTATTGCGCTGGCGCCTCTGGAACCTCGTCGTCGCCGGTCGGCGTCTGCTCGGCACCCTCCTCGTCCCCCTCCACGATGGTCATCTCGACGGCAGGCAGACGCCGCTCCTCGATAATCTTACTCACGCGCTCGTCCGCCATAGCCACAAGCTCGGCCACCGTCTTGTCCGGGAACTCCTTGCGCAGCTCCTCAACAATCTCGGCAGGGTGCGGAATCGGAGGAACGTCGGGCTTGGTGTAAAACTTGGAGTTCTCGTCAGAGGGGTCAATGTACGGGTACGGGCCTGGAAGAGGCTTGGCCATCATATCACGCTTGCGCTTCTCGAACATAGCCGACGCTGCGCTCTGGTTCTCGCGGTACTTGGTCATAATCTCCTCGAGCTTCTCGTTCTGGTAGTGCACATCGGAGATCTGGTCACGATCGGGAGGAATCAACAGCCACTTGTACATATCCACCACGTAAATGTCAACAAGTGCATCCTCCTTTTGAAGGCGCTTTGCGTGTGCAGCCGCCTCGTCACGGCTTGCAAAGCACCCACGAATCTTCATGCCGAGCTTCTCATTCTTCTGAGGCTGGTCGGGGCCGACGAAAGAGACGCACGCAAAAAGCTGTCCTGGAACCGTCAAGTAGTCCTGCTCGAGAGTACCCATATAAAAGAGACGAGCGCTTATTTTTTAAGTCGTAAAACGCAATGGATGCCATTCGGCGTCTTCACAATTCGTGTAAGCGAAATTTGATTTCAAAATGGGTTCAGCGGAAAGATCGTGTTCTTGACTGTGGGTGTGGGCGTGGAGGTGACCTTCACAAGTGGAGTTCGGTCGGTGCTATCCTCTTTGCCATTGACCCGGACGAGGAGTCTTTGCGTGAGGCTGAGATGCGTGCACGTGAGAGCGGGTACAGTGTCTGGTTCCTTGGAACGGGGGACATTCGACACGCGGCATTTGCCGGTCCGTTTGACGTTGTGTGTTACAACTTTTCGATTCACTACATTTTCGAAAACGAGGAGACGTACACGCACTCGCTCAAGGCACTCGGGTGTGCCGTTCGACCTGGTGGATACCTCATTGGAATAACACCTGAAAAGGACCGTATTCAGTCGCTTGTTGACATACACGGTCAGTTTACAGACCGGCTCGGGAACGAGTGTTCGCTCATTCAGGGCGGTCGACGGGCGATCGTTCGCCTCGTGGACGGTCCGTTTTACGCCGATGGTGGACGTGAAGAGCCCGTGCTTGATGCAGCAGTGTTCATCGAGGATCTCAAGGGTATTGGGTTCCAGCTCATTCAGTGGGCACCTATGATCGACGCACCAAACGGCCTGATATCAGACATGTACTCATCATTTGTCTTTCAAAAAAAGCCTGAGTAAATAGTAGATGTGGAACCTGGTGTTCGGGTGTTTGGTTGTTCTGGTGGTTCTTATAATGGTGTTCCAGACCGAACCACCACTCCTTACAGAACTCAAGCGCCGCTACAACAAGACGCTGGATATGCTCCGCGAGTCAGGGGATCCCAAGTGGAAGGGCGTGCTTCACCGTTCCATCATCACGGGAATGGTTGATTGGACCAAGTCAAAGGGTCCTATAGGTTCAAACGTCAACAAGGGGTACGAGATTTACATCTGTCTTGATGGAGACGATGTAAACTCGGCAATGTACGTACTCATTCACGAGTTGGCGCACATGTCCGTTCCAGAGTACGATCATACAGACAAATTTTGGGATAATTTTAAACAACTCAAGGATCTATGTTCAGCACACGGCCTGTATTCACCAGGACCGGGAAAGACGTATTGCGGGGATATCATAAACGCTTAGGCTTTCTCAAGCGCAAACTTCTTGATAAGGTAGAACACGATCGCGACGAGTACGGCAGTTGCCACCATACCCGTCAGAGACACGTCACCAACCTCGTTCACAAACTTGGGAACCATCGTCCGAAGCCGCGACTGGACCGGCTTGGAAAAGACGAGCATGGCGGCAACGCCTGCAAGGGCCGCCTGGAACTGCTCATCGGTCAGACCGAACGGGTTCGCCGACCCCTTACCACCCTCGGACGAGGAGGAGCTCGCCTTCTTCCGGGACGCCGACGGGCCTGCCATGATTGGAGGACCCATAATCTCGTTCTGAATCATCTGGCCAGGTCCTGGCATCACCTCCTCGATGGGAGTAGAGAAGTCCGCCATTTGAGATTCCTCAACCTTTTTTTCTAGACGCAATAACCCAGTTGGAACGCTCTTGGTCTTTGAACGCTCCTCGTGGTTCAAGGCTGCCCTGGCAATTTCCTCATTCAAAGGAATTTCAGGGATGGACTGATCAATCGGCGTGCTTTCCATTTCGACAGTTGGATTGTACGTCAACATCTGAATTCTATAGGGAAATTATGGAAGAAAACGAAACGCGCTATCGTTTCTTTACAACGGTGACTGAACCCCCCTTGCGTTTCACGGCTGGTTCGCTCTGTGTCCGCGACGCTGCTCGCGGGTTATAGTGTCTCTGGTGATACTGCCAAAACGCTGGAGACCCGACCCGGAAGTTCCGGCGGATAGGCGCCTTGTACCAAAACACGCAATCAGTGATGCGGTTCGACTTTGACGTGTTATCAAGGACGAGACACTCGTAGTTTTCGGTACATGCATCCATGACTTGGCAAAACTGGTCAAAGTTTGGAAAGACCCCGAAGAACGCCTTGTAGAGGTTCTCGCGGTTCTGTCGAACATTGTCCCGGAGCGCAAACACGTAGTCCACGTTGGTTCGGATCATAGGGGTCATATCCATACAGTACTGTGTCGTCATCATGAAGAAGATCTTCCAGTGACGCCCGTTCATAAAGAGCTGACGGATGGCAGTGTCCCGCATAAAGGCCCGGTCATACATACAGTCGTCCATAAGCACAAAGACTGGGCTACACTTCCCGATCGCCAAGAGCTTCTTTTGACGCTCGATGATTTTCTCGAGGGCGTCCCGATTATAGTCTCCAAACACAAACAGGTCGGGTATGAATTGCTTATAGTACCCGTTCCCCTCTTCCGTTCCTGACATGGCGATACCCGCGGGCAAGTGCTTTTTGTGCCACAAAATGTCCGTGACGAGCGTTGACTTTCCCGTTCCACGCTTTCCTATAAACACACACACCTTGTCATCGGCCATTTTGGATGGGTCAAACTTTCGAAGTTGTAACGCCATCTCCTCTACAAATTTAAAACAAAATAGGACGCGGCCTGAAGCGCGCCTTAAAGTTTCGACGCGCATGTTCAGTATGAAGACTGGACAAGGTGAGATGGACACGTCCGAAATTGAAAATGCCGCGCTCGACTTGTTCCTTCCCGTCTTGGAGTCAGCAACGGTACTCGCGGCTCACTACTGTAAGGCGTGTCAAAGGAACATCATCACCGCGGAAGACATGTCATATGGACTCATGTATGCGGCCAGACACGTGACGGGAAAGCAGGTTGGGTCTCTGTACCCTGAGATTTATGAGGACGAGGAGGACTCTGGTACAGAGTCAGATTCCGAGGACTCTGATTCCGAGACGGGCCCCGATGACCCCTGGACCCGGTACGAGGGCACGGACAATGATATGGCGTGTAAAATGAACGAGTGTGCCAATACGTGGAACGAGTGGAACCCCGAAACACCAGCCGAGCGCGCGTTAAAAGACGCAGTTGATAAAAACTCGTTTTTTGGTAGGGCATGAAATACTGGATCGTGCAAGAGGAGGACGAGGACGAGGAGGAAGAAAAAGTACGGTACTCGAACCTCCTCTCAGAGGAGGAGTACGAAGATGACGACCCCCCAGAGGCTTTTGGAGGTCTCCAGAAGGGGTCTGAAATTGACGGGGGAGGGGACGACAGGCAGGAGGGTCCTGTTCCGTGGGACCCGTCCGATATTTTTTTTCGTCTCATATAGTACCAAAGATGGCGAGCGCCGTTATGAACATTGCAACGACCGTGGAGGCTCAGGGTCTCAATGCCATTGTCATGGGCTTTTCGTTTGCCTCAGCCCTTGCCTGGTACGAGGTCGTGAAGAAGCTTGTTGAGCAGGTGGTCCGGTCCAATGGCAGCACGAAGGGTGCTACCATTGCCGCCCTGGTGACTACCCTGCTTGCCGTGCTCGTGTTCATGCTCCTGAAGGCGTTCGTCAAGAACGTTGAGATCAAGGAGCCCGGACAGCCGCTATTTGCGGTGACGCGCTAGGCCATGACTTCCAGGCCACAACACCGGCTAATATAAGAACAAAAATAAGCAACCACGGTATCCGTTTTTTGGGTGCGGGTGGTGGAGGCGGTGCAAGTTTCATTGCCTCCACGATTCGTTTAATCTCTATTTGCTCCAGGGGCTCAGGGGGTGGGAGGGTCGGGCGAGGGTCAGGCGTAAGGTGCACGCGCAAGACAAAGGCGTTTGTGTTCCAGCCACGAAAGTCAAGCAAGTTCCCGTTCCGATCGATCCAACTGATTGTGAGACGCTGGAGACTGTTGATGGGCTCTGGGTACTCCACAGCGATCCGGTAATCCTTATTTTCATGAAAATTCTTGATACATGCTGAATTTACATCCATAATTATCGGTGCAAAGGCTCGGTTCACGTTCGAACCACTGATCGTCCCCGTCGTCCCTTGAAGAGCTCCAGTGTCTACATGGAACGGCGTTCGAAGTTCGTTAATGTCCAGGAACACATAGTCATTCAGGGAAAAGTCAACCAGTGTTGAACTACGTATGATGTATTGCCCAGCATAGGAAGGGTCTGTTGCCGTTGCAAGACTGGCTGTGAGTGGTGTGTGCACCTGCATCCCAAGCATCAGGGCAAGCTCAGAGGAATGAATTTCCAATGAAAATGCAGCAACACTTGTGAACACGTAGTGACCCTCGGCTGCCAGGTAGTTCAGTGCTGGGACGTTTGACGTGGCAAGTGTGACTTGGGCGGCTAACGTATATGCCGAGTAGAACCCAGGGTTCATACTGACATTGCTTGTGCCATTCAGAGTCATGACGTTCGAACCGTCCGTCAGGTTATACATGGTGTTTGGGACCCGAGCAGAAACCAGCTCAACACGCTCGATGTTCCGTAGCGGCTGGGTCAGGTGAAGCGTATACGAGTTCCCGTCTGGGTACAACGTAAAGTCCCTGTTTTGGGAATCAGCATACAGAAGGCGTTCTGTCATCTATTTTTAATCAAGAAACAAATATAGGACATTTTCAGTAATGGAGGTTCGTGAGACCCAAAGTCGTGGCGCCGCCTCCGGTGCCTTGACAGCTATGGCAGCACTCGGCCCCCAAGAAAAGTACATGTTTGGTGGTGAGTCGCTATGGATCCCTTCCCTCCGTCAGCACGCCCCCTTTGCACAGACACACAGACTCCTCAACCCTCTCCAGTCCAACGGTGGTGTCTACCTCGACCCGGCAGTTACCTTTGCGATCGACATCAAACCCAAGGAGGAGCCTGGAGACCTCTTGTCAAACATGTACCTGTCCGTCTCCTTACCCGCCTTACCAACCGGCTATAGCTACACACCCCTTATCGGGAGAGCCATTATCAACCGAGCCGAGTTTCTCATTAACGGGGAAGTCATCGAGTCCATGGAAGACGATTGGTACATCGTTCGTGATCAGCTCTTTTTGGACGCGGATCAGAAGATTTCAATGTATAAATCCATAAGCAAAGGTCAGAACGAGTCGAACGTCGTACCGGCAACGTCCCAAGTCGATATGATCATCCCGCTTGACTTCTTTTTCACGCGGCGCCGGGCCCATAACCGTACGGATGAGCAGAGAAACGAGCGGCCGTACCTTCCCTTGTGTGCTATGAAAAACCACACGTTGACTGTCCGTTTCTCGTTTAACCATCCGACATGGATCACGGACGCCCCGAATGACGTCGATGGGAACCCGGTAGATCTCATTAACCCTCGGATTCTCGTCGAAGAAATTACAGTGTCCGATGCAGAGCGTTTGTATTACGCAACAACTCCCATGTCGTATCGCGTGGTTCGTGTATACAAAGAGGCTATCCAAGAGTACCAGAACGGAACTGTCCGTTTGAATTTTACAGCAAAATTCCCAGTGTCCATGATTGCCTGGTTCATTCGAAACCGTCTGTACGAGTCTGAAGGCTCGACCTATTGGAAACAAAGGTACAATTTTGGGTACACGACCGACTTTTTACCTGCCGCCGTCCCCGTGACGTTCTTTAACGGGGTGAACATCAAGTTCCTCGACTGTATCCAGAGTGCTACCATCTACCTGGACAACAAGAACGTCTTGTCAAACTTCCCAGGCGCTCTGTATTACAGTTACCGCCAGCCACTCGAGCACGGTCTGTCCGTTCCGACAAAGAACATTTACATGTACTGTTTCGGAGACCGGCCGCGAGACTATAACAACCTCAAGTTTATGAACTTTGCCGATTACGACTCGGAGACGTCACACTTGGACATTACCTTTGACCCGGTGTTGACTCCTCAGATTCAACAGGCGTATACGTTGTACCTGTACTACCTAGGGTACTCGACACTCCAGATTAGCGGCAATCAAGTGCAATTCATTCCTTAGGTAAGAGTAGAAGAGCATGTCACAGGCTGCCAAGAACATTGTGAATGCTCCAAATCCGTTCGCGGAGAAACCTTCATTTACATATTTTGAAACGAAATACAAGGACGAGGAGTCTCAGGTTCGTAATTCGTTTGAAATTCCGTTTGATGAATTGTCCCTTAAATTTGGGGGTACGTATGAGTGTACGATCCCACCGTACGGTGATATCCTTACGGGGGCGTTCGTGCGTGCAACCCTTCCACCCATTTACCCGACGCAGACTGGTGCATACGTGTACCCCGGGAACATTGCAGCGACCCTGTATGTCGACAAACTTTTGACGCTTGTCGTTGCTGATGGCGTGAATCTGTATGCCAACGTGTCAGGGAGTCACTTTTTCTCGGTCGGTGCGAAAGTCATTTTGTCAGGAACAAATCAAGATGTTTTCGCCCTCGATGGCGAGTATACGATTACAAGCATTCCAACGGCAAACTCATTCGTGTGTTCGACACCCAAAGTGGGCTTTTCATACACGGGATATGCATCTTCTCCGGGGATTCAACCGGCACCTGTCGTGAGTTACTATTCAACCCAGAACATAAATTTGTGGGCGGAAGTGCCTGTGAATTTGGGGTACACGGCTGTGAACGGTCAGATTACAGATCCGATAGTGAATCTCATTCCCGGACAAACAATCTATGTTTTTTCATCTCCAACGGGTACTCCGGTCCAGGGAACGACATATACAGTCGCAACGTCAAGTGCGAATACGTTTACTCTTGTAGATCAAAGTTTTGGGTCATCTGTGTTCCTGGCATTTGATAACGTATATCCAACAGTACCTATATATGTATCATATGATGGACTTAATTGGATAGCTGCGTCTCTAGGATTTTATAGATATACTATAGTCGGGTACGGTAACGGTCTTTTTGTGGCGATCACACAACACGGGCAACAGTATCTTATAACTTCTACAGACGGGTTACATTGGTCAAGTTCAATACCATTTCCATATTACACGGATTATTGGTATGACATTGCATACGGGAATGGACTTTTCGTGGTTGTTGGAAATCAAAGCGTTCTAACCTCCCCTGATGGAATAAGTTGGACATATCATTCAGTAACGAGTGGGTACGGAACATGGTACGGAGTCGCGTATGGAAATGGACTTTTTGTTGCTGCTGGTGCCAGTGTAATTATATCATCTAACGGAATAAACTGGATATCACCTCCCGGGAGTCCGTTCTATACAGGCGCAGAATCTGTAGTATACCTCGAGGGGCTTTTTATTATATGCGCCTATGGACTCTGCTATACCTCTCCCGATGGAATCAACTGGACATCTATAAGTATTAGCGCCAAGAACATTGCATATGGAAATGGCGTTTTCGTCGCTTCTGGATACGGCGTGTATACGTCTCCGGACGCTATTACCTGGACATATCAGCCAGATGCTCCATACGGAACCATCGGTGTCGCGTTTGGAAAAGGTATTTTTGCATCTTTGTTTCGAACCGACCCGACATTAGTTACATCGACAGATGGAATAAATTGGTCGAGTAGTACATTGAATTGGTTATTTTTTGAAAAAATGAAATCTTTTGAAAATCCATCTGTATTTAGCTTTGCTGAAAACGCCATAACCGTTACATATGACCCCGTGCAAAACAAGTTTGTGTTTTCTTCGGTCGTGTACCCGTCTATCACGTTTACAAATGCACAAGACGCTGCGTTTTGGGGGTTTGATTACCTTCAAGGCCCGTCGTTTCCGTTTGTGAACGGTCAATTGACGTCCCAATGGACGTTGACGCAAGGCGGGTGGATCACGGGGTTCCTTCCGCCTTCCACATCCGCCTACGCCGACTCGGTAGCAAACAAACTCATCAAGGAAGCACGCGTCCTTGTCGGTCGTCAGGTGGTCAAAAAGTACACTGGCGAGTACTTGGAACTTGTAAACGATCTCAAAATTCCTTACGAGAACAAGGCAATCCTGAAACTCATGAACGGGACCCTTGACCAGACACAAGCCGTTGCGTCCCGTGAGTACTACGTTCCCTTACCTCTCGGGTGTGAAGAGATTCCCTTGTGCGCTTTAACACGTCAAAAGGTGAGTTTTCAAATCGATTTCGAAGAGTACCAGAACCTTTCCAACGACCTGAACAAAGGGTCTGGGGACTTTTTCGACCCAGAGTCGTACTTGACGTATAACGTGTCTCAGAACCTGCTTGGGGGTCAGACGTTTAACGTTGCGTCTACCCTTTCGTACCGCCAGTACATTCTCATTTTCACGACGGACGGAACCTTGCTTATCTATGACACGTCAAAACCTATAGACGACTCCGGGTCTTACCAGGTGATCTCTGCATTTGCTGGCCAAACATCTGCGTTCGTAAACTCCGTCATTCTCGGAACCACCTTGTTTATTCAACTGTTGGACGGTCATATCCTCGGTGGCAACCTTGATGAACTTATCGATGGAAACACGTCATCCTTTGAAATCAATGATTACCTCCCTATGAGCCCGAGTGACGCGGGACCACCCACAGGCACCATGGTATGTGACGCTCGGTATCTGTATTACGCCCAGAAGAACTCCTCATCAAACGTCTTTTTCGTTCGGTACGATACACGGACTTCACTCCAGAATCTCAGCGGGTACACAGCCTTTAATTTTACTTCAAATATAAGTTCAAGTGCAACGTCCGTGTACCAGATACTTTCAACAGGATCTCAACTTATTGCTTTGACGAACACACCTGGAACTTTGTATTCGTTTCCAATTCTTGGGAACTTTTTAACAGATTGGTTCCCTATAAGTTGGGGTTCTGGACAAGTAACTGAAGGCGTTGTCGTGGGTGTTTCCGTGTATTTCATCTTGTACCCTTCCGTACTCTTGAAATATTCAAACGGGCAATTTTATACGTACTCAATATACGTTCCACTGTTTCTTGTTATGGGTGAACTTGGAATAGCTACTTCGTATGACGGTACGAACTGGACATTGAACACGCCACCATTTTTCAATCAATATGGGGCTGGTAGAGTAACATACGGTAACGGTATTTTTGTAGTTATTGATGTTCTTGAACCATACATAAGTATATCCGCAGATGGTGTGAACTGGGTGGGAATACAAGTATTAACAAATGGGTACTGGAACTCTGTCACTTACGGAAATGGTCTTTTCGTAGCGGTGGGGGGATTGGCGGGCAGCAACCCCCCGACTGGTGCTCACTGTATGACATCTCCCGACGGAATCAATTGGACGATTCGCACAGTGCCTGGAGAAGAATGGCGAGATGTCGTGTATGGAAACGGTCTTTTCGTGGCCATAGGATCTCAGCCACCAATTATGACGTCACCGGATGGAATTAACTGGACAGGTCGTACAGCGCCAGGTTTTGGAATCAGTGTCGGGCGTAAAATGTTGGCATATGGAAACGGTGTTTTCGTAGCCGTCTCTGAATATTCAGTTCCTCCAGCTATGATAATATCGCATGACGGTATATACTGGACGGAAGTGGACGTCAGTCAATATATGGGTCCTTATAACACGGGATTTATCAGTCTTTCATACGCAAATGGTTTGTTTTTCGGTAGTACATATGGATCTGTCGTTATAGTTTCTTCGGATGGTGTGAACTGGTCTCTTTCATCAAATCTAGATGTTAATCACGCACAGTCGGTGCTAGGTGCAAATGGTCTTTTCGTCGCAGTAGGCGCAAGTTACATATCAACATCCACAGATGCGAATACGTGGTCTGTCCAAAACATACCTTTCGGGTATCCGGGCACGACGACAACGAGTACCAAAAACGTTCCAAACCTTGGTCCTCTTAGAAACCTCCACGCCGTCGGAACAACGATTTACGCGTCTGCAAACACGTCTAGTCAAGCGTCTATTATTCAGATCGATACGACAAAGGACCTTTCCACATCCGCTGCATACAAATACTACTCGTCATCCGGAACGTCACCGATTTCCTTTGCAGGGAACGTCCCCACCATCTTTGCTAACGGTCCTCGGTACGTGTACATGTTCACGAACGACCTTTCAGAGACTACGAACCCGACGAACGCTATCCGGTACGATCCGTACCCGCCAAACAAGACGCTCATAGCATCCGTCATTGCAGATTACAAGGTTCTTCCGAGCAACGTTCCGAAACCGACGGACGCAACCATCAAGTACCTCCAGACGCAACACGTCACGGGAATGAACTTTGCAGATCTCCAGGTCCTTGGGCCCGTCAAGGAGCTGTATGTCACGGGGACGGCAAACACAACAAACGTGTACCAGTACTCGAACCTCGAACCGTCCGTGTCTCTCACGATTACCGGGAACGAACAGATTCTTACACCTGACGTGGGAACGCAGACAGCGCTCCAAACCATTGCCCCTTTCCAGACACATACGACCATGCCTGTTCGCAACTTTAGCGTCATACCTTTTGAAGTGAATCCCGAATCACAAACTCCGAACGGAACTGTGAACTTTTCCCGTCTGTATTACCAACAACTCTCGAACGGTGCGTCCCTCTGGGCAACCACATATAACATTCTCAATATATCAAGCGGTATCGGCGGCTTAGAGTTCAATTCCCCGTATTGAACACGTGAGTTTTCACAAGCAAAAATACTCGTCGTGTACTTATAGGAGAGCATGTCACAGGCTGCTCAGAATATTGTCCAGGTGCCGAATCCATTTACGGAAAGGCCATCTTTTTCGTATTTTGAAACGAAGTACAAAGACGAGGCTTCACAGGTTCGTACTTCGTTTGAAATTCCGTTTGATGAATTGTCC